AAGCCGTGATAACACAAGCCCCATCCTGACCGCCTGACGCATAACCGTTTAATCCATCACCAAACTCATCTACTAATATTAACTCAAAACCCAAACTAACACAGAAGTTATAAGTGTAGGTAACAAGCTGGTCACCAAAGTCAAACTCTCCAGGTATCACCTGTTCATATGGCTGGCCCGTGGCTATGTCTACTAATGTAAACCCAGTCTCGCCAGGCCATGTATCTAACGTAAGGTCCATTGACACTAATGTTTCTGTAGAGTCGCATTCAAAAACATTACAACTGCCGTTATCAATGTTGGCCCATGGGTTATAGTTATTTGCCACAGGATTGGTACATCCAGGAAGAGGCGGTATACATGGGAGGAGTGTAAAGGGTATGGTGTCTAGTGCTGAATCAAAGTCATATACTGCTGTATCTAATCCGCAAGTGTTGCTTATTCTATACCATCCCTCTCCAAAACCGCAGCATATACCGTCACCAAAAGAATCCATCATTACAAACTCATAATCACCCGATGGTAAAAATACCATATGGTTTTGCAAGGTATTGTTCTGAAGCGGAGGACTTACCGCCACCACCTGAGACTCTTCGTTAAGTATCTCCCAAGAGCTTTCGCCAGCATACTGATCTGTTTGAATCTGCACATCTAACCAACTACCTTGAGCAAGAACTACAGAGGGTAATAATAATAATAATAATAACAGTTTTTTCATTTATCAATGATGTTAAGTTGTTGTATCAAATTCCCAGATAACCGTGCCTACAACACCAGCCGCTGAAGGATCGTCTGTAGGATCAATCTTACAAGATATAGCGTCTCCCTTACTAAAAGCAGCATCAGAGTCGTAAGTATATGTATATGTAGTAGCCACCGCTGCAATGTCGACGGTTTTAGAGTCAATCTCACTTCCCTGATCAGGCTCCTCTGTTCCGTCCCCCACTTTATACCACGTTAAAGAAGTATTACCTAAAACCTCTTCGCTACGCATAAGGGTTTTAATTATCTTACCGTCATACGGGGCAACAAAGGTGGTGTATTCAGGGTTAGCGTCCGTGTTTTGTTCTGCAATATAATACGAGCCAATGGGTAAGTATCGAGCAAAAGCATACTGTAAATTCACACCAAAGTTAGTGATATGAATATACTTTGTCTGCGCTCCTATTTCTGCTATTGGCACAGTTACCTTACCAGTGCTAGGGTTGTATTCAAACGCCCCCGTATCATCATGAAGGTTATTAGATTCGTCGTGAAATACTACTGGAAAGTCTGTATTAGCAGTGCTGTCAGACACGCTAACACTACCGCCACTTGCTCCAATAAGATCATTAATAGCTGCAGCTGACATTAATTGATCATCAACATCTACAAACGTTTCACCACCAAGTTGAATATCGTCGATAGTGTGGCCGCCAATCGTATAGTTGGTAGATGTTACAGTGTTGATACCACTTATAGTATGAAAGCCCGTTAAATCACCGTTTCCGTCGTTCGCTACATCGTCTGAAAACGTAACTTCGCTAGCTACTGTAAGTTTACCAACTACTGCCGTTGTTGAATTCGCTCCAGCTCCTATTGTTACATCAACCTCTGCGTCAACATCGCCATCTACAAGAATCAAACCGTTTTCTAGACCGCCATCGTGAGAGGCTACTTGTAAACTAAGCTTACCCCCTTCAGATCCAGCTTCAGACTCTTGAATCTCAGCAAGTATCCTAGCATAATTCTGAGGGAGATCACCCGAGTCGTCTGCTTGAAACTCTATCAGCCCAATATCATACCCATCTGTTTTTGAAGTGCTTTTCTTAAGTCGTAGAACACAAGGAAGGCTACCAGAATTAGTATTGTCCAGTTCAAAAGTAGGCCCTCCTACAGAGCCAACCCCAGTTAATGTTAACTTCTCTGAACTTGCAAAAGTAGCATCGGTAAATTTTAAGGCACTAAAAGATTGAACAGCGCTAGTTCCGTTTCCAACAAGAATTTGACTTGCTGTATAGCTTGTACCTCCTGTACCGCCATCTGCAACTGATAAAGTTCCAGTAATAGAAGAAGCACCAAGATCAACAGCCACTTTATTAGACTCTATTACTAAACCACCGTTTGATTGTAAATCAGCACTTACCTCACCGCTGCTTACACTTATCCCGTCTCCACCAGAAACAGTAGCGTCAGATCCTGTAGCACCTGTAGCGCCAGTGTCTCCCTTAGGTCCCTTACTTGTTACTGTAATGCTAGATGACGTAGGGCTTGTTACCGCAACTGAAGTGGAGTCAGCAGTAAAGCTAACCGTTGTACCACCGCTAGTAGTAGCAGTGACACTATTCCCTGCAGTTGTTGTAACGTCTATACTCATTGATTTAACTTAATGATTGTGATACATCGTCATTAACCACAAAAGATCCAAATAAAATAGTTGTGTGGCTATCCTCTGCACCGCTTACTGGTTTGATTTGTTGTAAATCATATCTATATCTTCCCGCTGGTACGTTTCTCATAGTTGCGGCTGTAGCCTTAATTGTTACATTGCCGCTATTATCTACAGTAAAAGCTTCAAATCTATTTGTTACCTGAATTCCCAAGTCAGTACTACCTATAATTGGATTGGCTGCTTTTTTGGAAACCTCCCACACTTGCATAAGAAAAGAATAACTGCCAGTTGATAGCGCAATAGCAGTACCTGTAGAATCTTTTAATGTTAGTGTAAGGTCAAACGAATCACCTTTTCTACACGTAATATCTAATCTTTCCGATATATCTAAATTAACCTTACTTGCCATAATTATTGATTAGTTGTGTTTAATAATTTGTCAGTATCCACATCTTGATTCATAAGGCTCATTTCGCTGTCCATCATTTGCTTTTCTTTCATTAATGACGACTGCTGCCTTGATTGAGTTAACGCCCTGTCATCTTTACGGTCTTCCTTAAAGACTTCAATTTTTTCTTTAAAGTTTTGATCGTCTTCCTTAAATCCTAAAGTAGCCTGAGCTTTAATTATTTCGATCTCTTTATGGAGTTCATGTAAGGCTTGAGCAACTTGAATCTCTGCCTGAGCTTTTAGTTGAATTTTTTGAGCTTCTAACTGAGCTTCTATTTGCATTTCTTGCTGCTTAGCTTGTGAAGCCGCTTGGGCTGCTTCCTGAGCTTGTTGAGATTGCATTTGCGAGTTTTGCATAGCAATTTCTTGCTGTTCTTTTTGCCTCTTCTTTCTCTTTACCATAAGAAGCCTTTCTGCTTGATTCACATCCTTCATAGATCTAACAATCATAGCGTCTTCCAAATCAAGCTCTTTTTGTCCAAGAGCTATTTGTATGCTTTGCTCTAGGTACTGCTTATCTGCAGCTTCCATTTCTTTGTGTACTTGAACACCGAAGTTGTACATAGGTAAGTCAGAAAAAGAAGAAAGAACTTTCATGTTTTCTTGACCGACCGCATTTTCGTAAATAGTTCTTAACGCAGATTCAGGCGGAATTATTTGCAAACACTTAACAATATCCTCACATACCTTTTTGTAAAGTATCATAGATGCGTTTGTAATATCATAGATGGCATTGTTTCCAGCTGCAATAGCCTGTTCTCTAACACCTACAAGATCTTCACCTTTTGGTGAAGAAGCATCCATAGCTTCGTTAATTCCAGTAGTATCTCTAATAAGTCTTAAGTAGTGATTGTACAGCCCAATAAGCTCATTAATATTTCTTATACTATTTCCAATTTCTCTAATCGGTGGATTCTGGTGACCGCCTTCTGGATTTTTGCTTCTGTAGTAGAAAACACCTGTTTGTTCATAAATATCATGCAGATCTAATGGCTGTAGTTCACCTCCTTTACCTATCTCAACACCCTCTAATCCCTCAATATCAATAATTAAACCATCTGGTTTAGCCTTCGCAATAGCTTGCTGAATTTTAAGATGGGTTATCTGAAGCATGTCAGCAAAACCAATACAGCTATCTACCATAGACTTAGGCATCATCCTGCTAATATTAGTAGCAACTACTGAATAAGATAACCTTGCTTTGCTTATATCGTGAATATTTTTTGGAATATTTGTTTTCTGACCGTAGTTTATTACGTAGTCTGTACCTAATATGTATTTACCAGAGTAAACCGTAGTAACCTCCATTTTATGTGGTGTTCTTTCAAAAACACTTCCTGGCTTTTCCTTATACGAATACCCTTGATAAAAAAAGTTTGAATTTCCAAACCTGTTTTCTTTTTCTTCAAAATACATACAGTCTACCGACAAGAACTCAAAGTCTAAAACCTCTACCGTATGTTCGTCGTAACCGTATACATTTTTTTGAGCAGCACTATCGAAGTGTGAAGAGTAAGGAGACATATTGCTTCCTTTAGACTTCTTAGCAATCTTTTTAAAATCTTCTTCCGTTAATTCGTCACCTGCAAGTCTTTTTAATTCCTGTATAGGAATGCTTTTTATACTTCCAGCATATACTAAATCATCAAAGCTTGGATCTTCGGTATAGCTGTGTATAAATTTAGCTGGATCTACATACTCAGTGCTAATGCCATAATTAGGGTCGTTAGACCTACGGACGACAGCCATACCTAAAGCAGCTAAATCATTAACACATCTTCTGAAAATGTTATCATTAAAGTTATTCCAAGATAGCGTCATATTTGTAGCTATCTGCGCAGCTACTTCGGCATCTAATTTAATATTGGTATCTAAAAATATATCAGCTTCTTCCAACGAATCTGGAAGCTGATCGGGATCTTGATCTAAAACAAGTCCGTTTGTCTCTTGCTTTAAAGCTTTTAAATCATCCTTTAATTGAACCTGCATTCTGAGGCGGTTCTTTTCTCTGTTCTTTTCAGAAGAAGACAATGGATCTACAGCCTCAAGGTTTGGATAAGGATTTCTTGATAAAATTTTATTTACAACAATTCTTACAAATTTGGGTAATATCGGAACTGGAGTGTAATCCAAATTAAGCAAGCTTCCGTCACCTGCATTAGGGTCTAACGAGCTTAAAAGCCTTTTGTATATGCTTGTGTTTTGTACGCCTTGAGCGTAATCTCTATTTCTTTCAAAGGTTTTGCTTCTTTTTCTTTGCAGAGCATTATCCTCATTTGTAGAGTTCCATTGAGTTTCAATAGCTTTGGCATACTTTAATCCATACGCCTTTTGGTCTTTTAGATTTTTATCTGCTAAAGGGTCAGGAAATTTACCGCTACGATTACTTGAATTGCTGATCATTATAAAATAAGTATAATTACTTTATGCAAATATAGTAAATCAACCGATCACATTATATCTCCTAAAAAACTTCTTTTCAGAGAAGTTAACTTTAGGTTTCGGTTTAGCTTTTTGAGATGCCAAAAGAGCAAGTCCAGAACTTATTGTAAGGTCAAATTTTGTTCTGTCGTCTATCTTAAATCCAATCCAATCCTCTAACGTCTTGTTAAAATACATGTTTCCATAATCTCCTGTATCTCTATTTATACCCACATAGTCGTGTATGTAGGCTTCTACTGCGTGAGCATGCGCCTGTATCACATCTTGAGAGTTAGAAGGTATACCTTTGGTTTTAACTTTTGTTGTAGAGTTTGGAGCTTTTAAGTGTTCAGGCCTATTCATTAGATATCCGTCGTAACCTCTTGACTCAAAGTATCTTGCAATCCCATATTTGTTGTTCTCAATTAAAATAGGATATCCGTAAAACACAGCCGCCATAAGTACATCCTCATAAAATATTTTAGCCAAAGGAGGTCTAGAAGCATACTCCAACACAAACATATTTGATGGGTGCTCTATATTAAATTTATTATAGAGATGTAACGCACCTTTAGATCCTCTTCCGTCAACGGTTGCATCTAAGTCGTATGAATCGACCCCTCCGCATCCTATTTGCCCATTAGGCGGTACTTTTTTACCTCTGTCAAACTTTTTTTGGTTTCTGAGCTCTTCTGGTGGTAACCACGAAACACGAAATCTTCCTTGAGGGTCTGGCGAAAATATAACGTCAGTGTCTTTTTCTCCGTTCTTCCATATGAAATTTCCAGTTACTACGGGGTTAGGGAAGAGCTCGTCGTTGTATTGTATTTGCTCATATATCTTACCTATATTAAATAAGCTTCCTTCAATACTATCCCTAAAGGCCTCATCTTCCGTAAAGGGGAACTGCCTGACAACCTCGTTAAGCTCAGACGCATCATCCTTTAAAGACTCTCTTTCGTTCTTAAGATATGTTTTTGCCCCTATTTTAACTGGGTCTCCATCTATACCTTCTATTTCGTTTTCTGGATCTTGAATAACAGGATGTCCATGAATATCAAAAAACCCCTCTAAAGAATCATACGCTGGTATAAACAACCTATATAGTCCAGTTTTTGTTCTACCATTCGCATTCCTCTCCATCGGATCCGAGTCCCTCCACAGATCCTTGTATTGACTCCCACCTTTGTCCATTGGATTTACGGTGCTTCCGACTAGCGCCTTTCCCACGATTCTTCTTCCGACGATCAAACACGTCCTCTGAATCCTCCAAGCGTCTCTTATGTCTGTAGGTCTTTCCCATTTTCCTGCTTCGTCTAGATACAATATGTGTAGCTTTTCACCATCGTATGCGTTGTTAGTTGTGTTTTTCCAATTAATAACTGTGTTTAGCGCCTCACCTGTTTGTGATGTTTTATTCTTTTTAGTGATACGCTTTGACGGCTCCCTAAAAGCTAGCTCCATACGTGGATTGGTAGTACCGTCTTGTATAGGTTTAAAGAAGAATGGATAGTTTCTAAACATATAAACCACCTTCTTCATAAAAATATTCTCCTGAGCATCCTTACCAGTTTTCGATTGTATGCCCATAAGCTTGTCTTTAACCTGGGTTGCCTCGTCAACAAGTACTGCAGAGCATATATTAGTATACCCAGAACGACGGCACTTAGTATAAAGCTGACCAATGCAACGTGGATCAGCTTCGCATGCAGCCATGTGTAGAAAGATTTCACGCTGGAAGTTAAGAAAGTACGGGTAACCAATATCTAGCTTGGTCCACTGTAGCATCATGTAATGCCTCCCCGTAATATATGTAGGTGTACCGTTGTTATAAAACCAAAAACCCTCACGCCTACGCCGAAACTCTTCCTCGATATATGGACGAAACTTCTCTCTAAACTGTCTTGGCATTTCTGCCCACTCATCCATAGAACGAATACGAGACAGTTCCTTCGGCATAGGTATCCTTCTCCACACTTGCATAGAGTTTGATTCTTCATATCCGATAATGTCTTTCTTCGGCGGCCTTTTTGGAAGGCAAATGAGTAGCCCACCGAGTTCGATAATCTCACCTTCCGAACCGTTGGGACAAATTTTGATAGCAGGCTCATCATAATCTTTTATGTTTAGTAGTGCGCTCAATATGTTTGCCCAAATTTATTTGACCTAAATCCAGGAGCCCCCATTTTAGGGGCTGCTAGCTTCATGTATTTACCGCATGAGCATTTAATGTCATGAACCGCACCCTCACCTTCTACGTACTTTATAGTAACACCTGATTTACTTACAACTTCGTCGTTGCATTCACATTTATAATCTGCCATTTTATTTTGAAAATCTTTCAGCAAAACCTCCTGTATAATCTTTGGCTTCGTTTATTTCACCGCTAGCCTTTAGATCTTTTACCATTTGCTCTAGTCTTTGTCTTTCTATAATTAGTTCTTTACAATCTGTTGCCGTCTGTTTAATAGATTGAAGCTCAGCCTTACGTGCACTCCCATTAATCTCAGGATCAACAGGTTTTTTAATCTCTTCAATCATATTGTTGATAGCTTCCTCCATGCTTTTCATAAGTCTCTCAGAGGCTTTTATAGTTGTAAAGTTATTCTTTGATGACATAATCTAAGTCTTCTGCGCGGACTCGGTAATACTCTTTTCCGTCCACTTTAATTCTGTAGTCTCTATTTTCTTTAAACCCTACAATGTCTCCAATTTCTACATCTGTATTTAAAATATCTTCAGCCTCATCACATAGATAGGCAACTCTACCTGTTGTTGGCAGCTTTTCTTCTAACTCTACTATCTCTATTATGTCTGACTTTAAATCTTTTTCCTCTTCTACAGGCTCTAGTAAGCACCACCCAGCAAGACATCTAATCTTACCATCATCTTTACACTTATAAGCTATAGCCTGATTGTTTACAATATGTTCTGGATCATATCTAACCATATAAGTGTTGTCCTCACCAGTCAATACCTGTCCTTCATTCATAACAACTAAATGATGAAAATATAGAGTATCACCCTCCTTAACACCAGTATTATATTTGAATGGTATAGCCACGACAGGTCCTTCAGTTACTCTGTTTTCAAACTCATCAAACCTAGTATCTATATACAGTTCTAGTCCAGAGTCTGTCTTAATCGTGTCGTTCATCGTCTTGTCGAGCTTCACGATAAATAAATTATACGTCTTCATGTCTAAAAATTACAATCGTACTCAACTATACACGGCATATCTGTAACCGCCTTCCATAATACTTGTGATTCGTCTGCATTTTCCATGTACACCAGATACCTGTCTTTATCGAAGCGGTATCTGTATCTTTCATCCAGGAGTATC